TGAAATGGAATCTATGAAAGGAAAAATGAGCGCTGACATTTCAGCATTAACCAACGATTTTGAGAGTTTCAAGAAATCACCTGAAAAGTTCTCTGTAGTAGAAAAGAAAAGCTACAAAGAGTCATTTGAAGACTACAAACTTGAGCTCATTAAATCGATGAGAAAATAAACAAATAAAAAAACAAATAAAAATTATTATGGAATCTAAAAAAATGGCTTTCAACTATGATTTATCAGCTTTACCTACATACAACTCTTATGGTAGTGATATGTTGATTAAATCAATCCTAGGTTTAACTCTTCCAAAATACGCAACAATCCGCCCTAATTTACGCGGAACTACTGAAAAAGTGGGTTGGGTAGAAACAGATGTTATCCTACAAGACCTTTCATGTGGATTAGCGGTATAAGTCCACAATAAATCGGGTGAATTGCTGGAAAATCTGGAGACAGACAATCAGCAGCCAAGCCTCCAAAGAGAATTAAAGTAGGAGGAAGGTTCAACGACTAACAGGTGAGTATCTCAAACAATAAACCTGACACGAGCGCCCGACACCAGTAAAATGGTGATGATATAGTCTAATCACTACGAATGATGAAATAAAGGTAGTGAAGTATAGGATAAAGAGCTTATACGATAATAAAAATGTTGACCCTACAGGAACAACTTACCAAGAATTAGTTACAATCGACCTTTGTAACAAAAAAATGAACACTCAATTGTGTCCTTACGATTTGTATGACACTTACTTGAGTCAATCATTATCAAACTCTAACTTCCAAGAGAGCGTACCTTTTGAAGAAGTAATCTTAACAGATATTTCTAACAGAATCGCTCGTCAGGTTGAGTTACAATTATGGAACAACACAGTTGCTTCAGGTGGAACTTATGGTTCAGCTTGTTTCAACGGAGTTGGTGCGTTGATTACTTCAGGTAATGGTGCTACTCAAATCGCTTATTCAGCTGCTACAGCGTCTAACGGATTGGATGTATTCACTCAAATCTACCAAAACATTCCTGCTAACGTATTACACAGAGATGACCTAGTTATCTTCACATCTTACGCTAACTACAGAGGTTTGGTTTCAAGCATGAGAAACTCTTCTTATGTTAACTTGTTCTCATTTGATTCAGCAGGAGCTGCTACAGGTGAAGAATGGTCAGTTATTTTACCTGGAAGTAACGTGAGAATTATTCCTACAGTTGGTCTTGATGGTGTAAATGCTTACTACGCTGGTCCAGCGTCTTACTACATGGTTGGTATGAACAACGAGATTATGACAGTTAAATCTGTATATGACCCATTCGAAGACATCGTGAAATTACAAGCTCACGTAACTTACGGAATCGGTGTATTCTCTGTTGATTCATTCTGCGTTTGTAAAGGATAATCAAAATAAGGGAATGTTTCACGTGGAGCATTCCCTCATTTAACAAAATAAACTAAAATATTATAAATTAAAAATATTATGGCATCATGTTATATTTCAACAGGATACACTTTAGATTGTCGTACTAGTTCAACTGGAGGGCTAAAACAACTTTGGATTTTGGGTGGACAAAACAACGCAATCACAGGTTATACTGTTACAAACTCTCAAGTATCTGCTATCGGCGGAACAGGAACTTGGTTCAACTTTGAGCTTCCAAAACAGGCAGCTTCTTTGACTGAAAACTTGGGTGTAAATACAACTAGTCAATCTGTTACATTCCAACCAGAGTTGGTATTGAACTTACCAAAGTTAGATACAAACTTGAGAGATGTAGTTGTTGATTTGGTTTCTCAAAACGAGATTTACGCTTTGGTTGAAGACAACAACAACCGTTACTGGTTAGTGTTCTTGGATAATGGAGGTATTGTTTCAGCATCTTCATTACAATCAGGTCAGGCTTATACTGACTTAAACGGAGCTTCAGCTCTTACAATTTCAGGTGGAGAACCTACTTCAATCCGTGAAGTAGCGGTATCAACTACTATCGGAGCTGTGTTCACAGCTGGTGGTTTTACTTTCCAATCCTAATAATTAAAATAATAAGGGGGATGTTATGTCCCCCTTTTATTAGCCAAAAAAAAAATACTATGAAAAAAGAACAGATTTTTGGTGTTATCAGACACTCACTAACCTTTATTGGTGGTTTATTAGTTATGAAGGGGATAATAGATGAAAGTAATTTGGAAACACTTATTTCAGGTATTATCACTATAACAGGTATAATTTGGTCAGTAGTAGAAAAAAACAAGTAATATGATTCGTTGGAACGGCAAAGATTATTCACCAAGACGATACGGAAAACCTAGTATCAATCAGTCAATCGAGGAACTAATGAAACCTTTGAGTGAGAAATCATTTAAGGGAAATGTATGGAGGGCTCATATTATTATGAATGTCCCTCAAGAGTCAGCTGAACCAGCGGTTTCACCAACACCTACGCCTACCTTAACACAGACCAACACACCTACAACGACAGCGACTTTAACACCAACTCCGACAGGGACGCCTACGGGAACACCTACCCCGACGCCTTCACCACAACCAGTATTATGGGTTGGAAGTAATGGTAATCAAGAAATACTTGGTTATTCAATAACATCAAGTGCGACAACTTGGACTAGAGCCTCTGTTAGCACCCCATCAAGTAATAAAATAATAAGTGGATTGGCATATAATGGAAGCAGATGGTCTGCTGCTGGCTTCCAATCATTTACATCAAGAGGAGCTTGGTATAGTGATAATGGATATGATTGGACTTTCGGTCAAGATATTAGTAGTTTATTTTCAACCAATATTCGTGAAGTAGCGGCAAATGGTTCAATTTGGTTGATTGGTGGTGATAGTTCAGTAGCCGCTCAAGCAACAGGTGCTACAACAATCGCTTATTCGTATAATGGAATTACATATTCTGCGGCAACAATAACACCAGCATCAGGAAAACCAAGACCCGATAATATCGCAGCATTCGCATATAACGGAAATATGTGGTTGGCTGGTGGTAATTCATCGGGAACAGGTGTATCAAATCAAACCAAATTAGTTTATTCTTATGATGGTGTAAATTGGACGGGTCAAACAAATGTTATATTTTCAGGAAATGTTAATTCAATTGCCTATGGAAATGGTGTTTGGGTTGTGGCTCAAAGTCAAACAAACCAAAACGCCAAATTGGCAGCATCTTATGATGGATTTACTTGGAGTGCTTCAACCAACGGAAATACTATATTTAGCGCAACTGTAACACCTAATAATGTTATATTCTTTGATAATAAGTTTGTCGCTACGACTTCATCAGCGAGTGGAGCGACTTACCATATAATCAATTATTCGTTAGATGGTTTAACTTGGTCTGCGGCAACTGATACGAAAAACTTAATACCTCGTGGTATTTCACATATAGCTTCTAATGGTAGTGTGTTGATTGCTACATCGACTACAGGAACAACAGGAAATGCTGTGACAACATACATATCTAATAATGGTATAAATTGGTCAGCAAATACAGGTAATTCAAATCTTATATTTACAGGAACATCTGCGATACAAACAATCGCAAGTAATGTTCCAATACAACCTAATCCAAACCCGACCCCAACCCCTACAAATACCGCAACAAATACCTCAACACCTACCCCGACTAACACAGGGACACCTACCCAAACTCCTACAAATACAGAAACACCAACAAACACTCCGACAAATACAGGGACACCTACGCAGACTCAAACACCGACGCAAACAAATACAGGAACACCAACAAACACTCCGACAAATACTTTAACACCTACCCCTACTCTTACGCCATTTAATGGTTCATTTTTAGTAGTGACTGGTTCAACCGCTTGTGCGTCTTGTTTAACTCCAAGTTCAAGTATTAGGTTTTATAGTAATACAGGAACATTAGAACTTTTTAGTTATGTATATTTGGATGCCGAGTTTACACAAATAGTTCCAGATGAAACATATTTCCGTGATACAAATGATACTAACCCAGATAGGGTATATGGAGTTACTAATACTTCATTCCCAAGTCAAATTACAAGCATATCTCCTCTTGGATGTACATTTTGTATAACTCCAACCCCGACAATTACTTCAACACAGACACCTACTTTAACTCAAACTCCTACAAATACAGAAACACCTACACAAACTCCTACCAACACAAGTAGTCCAACTCCGACTCCAAGTAATACTCCTAAAGTTATTATTTCAGGTGGAACTGTTACAGATGTTGATGGATATAGAATCCATACATTTACAACTAACGCCACTATGGATGTAATCCAAGGAGGTAATATTGAGTTCATGCTCGTTGCGGGTGGTGGTGCTGGTGGTAGTGGTAAAAGTTCCGTTGATGGCGGAGGTGGAGGAGGCGGAGGTCTCATCTACAATAGTGCTTATACTATATCTATAAACTCTTATAGTGTTGTTATTGGAGCAGGTGGTTTATCTCAAAGTTCATTAGGACTAAGAGGAAGTGCTGGTAATAACTCAACTGCTTTAGGATTTACCGCTTATGGTGGAGGAGGAGGAGGTAGTTGGAATACTTCTGACCAACCATTATCAGGTGGTAGTGCCTCAAATGGTGGTGGTAGTGGGTTGAATACAGTTCTTGGTGAATCAGGAGTTGGTTTAGCAATCTATGGAACTCAAGGAAATAATGGTAGTGGAGGTGTTGGTGGAACATCAACCAAACCAACTGAATTAACGAATTGGAACGGAACTAATTTCTCTAATGGTGGAGCAAGAGGTGCTGGTTCTGTTGCTGGTGTGAGTGGAGCCGCTAACACAGGTAATGGTGGACAAGGTGGTTCAAGGAACTCATCAGGTTCAGGAACAAGTGGAGCTGGTGGTTCTGGCGTATTTAAGGTAAGATATTTATTATAATGTATTTAGTAGAGGGAATTGCCTTTGATGAATATTATGTTGAGAGTGTAAAATTAAACCTAATAACGTGTGTTTTAACTTTGAATGTAGTTTATCATAAAGACCAAAAAAGAATAACGAGAACAAAAGATTTTACATTCCCAACGGATTGTAATGTCGATATAAATGAATACATAAAACAAGTAGAAAAACTCATACATGCCTGAAATATTCCGTAGAAAAAAGTTTAGTTATTATTTAGGGGAACAAAGAGCCCTTGATGATATCGTTGTCGCATATACTGGCGTTCCAAGTCCTACGCCTACTCCGTCCAATACCGCAACTCCATTAGCTACAGGAACTCCTACGGCGACTCCTAATCCAACATCTACACCTACGCCATCTATTACCCCAACTCTAACTCAAACACCAACTACAACCCCTACAAATACTCCTACGAATACAGGAACACCAACACAAACTCCTACAAATACAGCAACGCCTACATTTACACCTACCCCTACCAAAACGCCTAACGCTCTTTGTCCTCAACAACTTATTTTAAGTGCTTCTTCACCGAGTTACTTATATGGACTATACAACAGAGCAACAATTTATACTGGTGGAACATTTGAGACCGCTTGGTATAACTTTGATGATAACATAATGAACTATGGAACTAACCCTGACGGAAACGACTATGTGGCGTTCTCAATCAATTCGGGTAGTGATTATACTTCGTTATATTGGAGCTCTGATATAATGGGTAATGATGGTAATTGGACTTTAGGTTATTCAACAGGAAACACATTATTTAACGGAGGAACTCTAATCAGTTCAATTATATTGGATACTAACTCTTTGGTTAGTGGTAGTTTGTTCTTCCCACCAAATGGTTTTTTACAATTTAATGGTGGTTATATCAATTATCCTGCGTCTTGTCCTACGCCTACTCCTACCCCAAGTTCGACAGCTACACCGACTTTAACACCTACTCCTTCAGCAGCGCCTTGGACTCCAGCACAAATGACAGGATTATGGGATTGGTGGACGGCAAGTAGTGGAGTCACAGAAGGATTTGGTTATATTTTAGATTGGACAGGATATAATGGAAATCTTTTAGTTCCACTTAATAACAATACTAATAATAGTTATATTTCATCTGATTCTTCATTTAATAATCAACCTTCAGTCAATATAAACACCACTCAATTATCAGCTGGTGATGTAGGACTTACAACTTTAGTTAGTAGCGCATCTAGTGTGAGTAAGTGTCAAATTATTGTTGGTCAAGTTATTTATAAAACTGGTGGTGATACATCTATTATTGGAGCTTGGGGAGCAGAAAACAACCCAAGATTTGCCATGTTTAGTCAAGCAGGAACACCATTAGTTGATTATTATGCTGATGTTGCTGGATATAATCAAGGAACTGGTTACTTTGAACCAAGCAATTATGTATTCGCAAGACAACAATATAATTTCTCAAATGGAGAATTAAGATATTATGAGTCATCAGCAAATACCTTTAATAATCAAATTGGAACATATACAGCCTCATCTGGACTAAACTTTACAAATGGATACTTTACAGTAGGGTCTTATAGAGGTCAATTTGGTTCAACTCCAAATATGAAGGTTGTAGAGGTTATTGGATTAAACGCAATTCCAAGTGGAAGTGAATTAACACAATTATCAACATACCTAACTAACAAGTATGGGCTTTAATTAAAAAAACGATGGTTCAAATAGAGAAAGGAACATTTAATCAAGTAGTAGCAACCTGTTCGAGAAATAAAACTCTTACAGGGAACGTGTCGTATCTATGGTCGATGACTCACAAGTTGTCTAAACAGAATTGGAAGTTCATTCCATATCGTGTTCCTGCTATTGTGAATTACGCTCCATCGTACGACCTATTCAACATGAATGTAATTGATTCACAACCTGAAGTATTTATCTATTCAGGAACTACTGATGTCAACCTACATTTAATACCAGGTCAATACTTCGTTAAAATCTATGAACAGTGTAGTCCTACCAACCTAAACCCTATGTTGTCTTATGAAGTTGTTTATGAGGGAACAGCCACAGTAAATTATTCTGGTTCTCCTGAAAACGAGATTGTATCATATAGCGGAAATACAGACATATTTACAGTATATCAAGGATAATTCTTATGATTAAAATAGAAAACGTAAAGTTCAACAAAGCAACCTTATCATCATTTAGTGAAGGTATTACCAAGAATCAACCATTTATTTCTTGGGGATTTGACAATCAATTCGTTAATGAATTGTACCTCTTAAATGACGCCTCACCAATCCAAAACGCTTGTATTAGGTCGAAGGTCGATAACTGCGTTGGAATGGGTTATATCAACGATTATATGGTTAATACCAAAGAATCAATCAACGATATATCCAAGAAGATATTTTATGAGTTCATTACAACAGGTAATGTGTTCCTAGAGGTAATTTGGCGCCAAGACCGAAAAGAAGGAATTGCGGGTTTTTACCTTATCCCTTCAAGATATATAAGATTACATAAGCCAGCTGAAATGGGTGGTGATGTAACAAAATACTTGTATTGTAAGGACTGGTTGAATTGGAGAAAGGCT